AAGCTTGATCCCGTCCTGAGCAAACGCGATTACCCGGCGGTTTGACGATCCGTCAACACCCAAGCGGTTTGAAACAATAAAGTTAAAGCCAACAAAGCTGTTGATTTCACCCATTGCCAAAGACTTAACAGTGTTAAAATCGCTCGACGTTACCGTTGTGTTGTTCAGCAAGTCAGAGATTTGCTTAGGTGACACAATGATGTGGCGAGGGATTGAAGGATCTACGTTGCCGCTATCCAGAATTTCTTTAGCTTCGATCAACTTAGCCAAAGTCAGACCAGCACTACCCTGAGCGATTTGATTGTTTGATGTATCAAACGCTGTAGATGTAGAACCGTCTTTGCCGGTTTTAGCACTACCCAAAGCCGCTGAGATGACAACATCATCCATAGCGCGACCCATAGCAGCAGCAGCCGCACGGCTATAAGTCGAAGTCGGATCAACAAGCAGGCGCACTTTGTCCTGATCGTCAATAAGATCTGCATACTCATAGTCAGACAGCGTAACCATACGGCGGCTATGTGGGGTATCAATTAGCGGGGTATCCGCGTGGCGAGTTGTTCTCAGAACAGCAGCAGCGCTACCGACCTGATCAAAAAAGGCTTTCTCGCCATTCACGCTCTCGCTGTCTACTGCATTACGCAGCAGTGAACCCATTTGCTGTGACAGCATTTGGATGTTTGCCGAGAACTGATTGACAAAAGCCGTAGTGATTTGTGAAGACATTGCATCACCTTTCTACAGTTTAGGTTTCAGATTGCTGCGCTTGGTTATCCCTTGCGGGGCCGTGCTTACTGCTTAGGGCAGTCACTCCACCTGACACACAGGTTTGTCGCGTGGGCCTTGCGGTTATCCACTTAGCGGAACTCGAATAAACGAGTAGCCTCACGCACATAAGCATCATGCTCTGGGTGCGTTTTATCGAAATATGGGCCGTCTCTACGCATCACTTCAGTAAGCTGCCGTGATGCCTCTTCTGGCGTCATAATCAATTCTGTTGGATCACCCTCAAGATTATCCTCACCAATGCCCTCTGCAATGCGTGAAAACATCCTAATCACTTCCGGGTGATCGCCTAACATTCTGCCATCAGCAAGCTGTATCTCATTAAGCAAATCAATATTGCCTAGAAACTGCACAGCCGCAGATCTAGCCATATCAACCTTTTGCTCAAAAGCTTTGCCATACTCTTGGCGTAATTCCATCTCGCCCTCTTGGCGCAAGCTATCTGCCTGCTCCTCAAAGCCGCTTTGAATATTTGTAACAGACGTTTGCAAAAACTCTGCCATGCGTTGCGCTTGCGTGCCGTTCAAGCCAGCCTCATGCGCCGCAGTGCGTAATCCCTCTAAAGAATTATCACCGAACACGCCCTTATCAACTTGAAGCTCATAGCCGTTTGGCCCTTCTGGACGCCCGGCGGCAGCATAAAACTCGCCCCACTGGTCAGATGTCCAGCTTGATTGTGGCTTGCCAACCTTGTCGCCCCCGATCAGACGCTGCGCATTAACATAGCTTTTCGCCAATGCAGACGTGTCTGTAAATGTACGCAAGCTGGGTTCATTGCGTAAATCCTCTGGTAAACTCTCCAGAAAACTTGGTGCCGCCTCTACAGCAGCATCCGCTGCGACTTCCTGAGATCCAGTGTCTTGGATTGCCTCTTCGCTCATTGTGGTTCCTTTTCATCGGACAACATTCTGACGATCAGCAGCAGCGCTGCGCGTTGTCCTTCGTTAAATGCAGATTGATAAGGATCGCCAGAAAATGTGGTTGCCTCAAAGCTAAATCGCTTCTTGAGATCACTTAGAACTTGCTCACCGTCTTCTGTATTAAACGTGCGACGATACGCTAACTTTAAGTCTTGTATTTGCTTCATTGCTTAGCAGCCTTGACCATAGGTGCAAGCTTTTGCGCCTGCTCGGCAACCATAGCGCTCTGCTCCATTTGCGCTTGTGCCTGCGCAGCTTCTTGCTGTTGCCTGCGAACCCTTGCAACCTCTTCATCGCTGCGAATAACACGCGCCGGTATGCCGGTAACGTCCACAAGATACTGCACCAGCTTATCGCTATCCAAGTAATCCATAACAGGAGCTATCTCAGCAACTTGCATCATTACCTCAAAACCGCGCAACATAGACTGCAAGTCTGTCATCCTTTGCGCTTTTGCAAGCGGGCTAACATACTCAATATCTATGTCTTGGCCTTGTAGTTGCTCAGGGGCGGGTGGGAGCAACCCTTCCCTGAGCAGCAACGAAAATGAGCGAGAGATTAACGGCTGTAACAACTCAGACTGCAACCTACCCAGAACAGGCCCAAGTAACCGCATTTTCTCTTCGTTTCGTTGCAACACTTCAGTCGCTGTCATCGCTGGCCCTTGAGCCATGAGCAACTGATCAACATAAAACGCCTGCCTAATAGCATTGCGCCTCTGTTCTTCCATATTCAAACCAAGCGGATTGTTCGCGCCAATGTTTAACGGCTCCAACCTATCCCTTGTACCAGATCTGTAAAAGTTTAACGATCCCGGCGTTGTGCGTACCGGCAGCATAAACCCATCATCAGGAACCATTAAAGGTGGGTCAATCTGCTTTTGAGCCGCACGAATAGTAACCTCTGACATTTTATTCAGCATCTTAACATCAGGCAGCGCGTTCATAGCAGGACAGCGGCCATAGCTGCTTACACTGTCTTTGTTAAAACGAGGAACCATAAACGGAAACTCATCAAAACCACCCTCAGACAAAAGCTTGCGCGTATCTGCATGGTAATACACAGACGCTACCGGCTTGTCCTTTGCCAGTTTACCCTTAGCCTCAGAGCGTGGATATACCGCATGAACAATCTCATGCTCCTTGTACGGCTCATTCTTCAAGTCTTTCTGACATTGCGCGGGCAAATTCTCTTCGCCAAACCGCTGCGCCATAGCGCGAGAAGACATTTTAAACTTGCGGTAAACAGTATCTACCTGACCTTTAGAGTTTTCAGAGATGCAGATCTCTGCAATGTGCCTAGAAGAAAAGCGCAAGCCATCTTCACCACTTTCTATATAAAAAGCAGCAGTACCAAAAACCACAAGATCATAGTAAAGCTCATGGATTTCTTGCTGAAAATTCGAGCGATTAAACGCTTGATACATTTGATCAAGGCATAACTCCAACCACTCATTTGCCAAATCATTGTTTTGCAAGTCTGGATTGCGATAACGCATAGAAAACCAAGGCGAACTAGGGCTAGTCAGCATTCCATGCAATGAAGACGCCAACAGTTCCACAGCATGAATAGCAGTGCCATCATAAATTAACTCTGTACGCTTATCACCTTGCGTGCGCTTCTTCGTAATATCTGCCTTACGTGGCAGCATATAATCCGCAAGCTCTTGCCAATGGTTCTCCCAATTAGAACGCTGGCTTTGCAAAGTCTTATAACGCCGATCTAACTGCGCAATCATTGGCAATACTTGCATCACATCATCCCGTAGCTAGTCATAATAGAACGCTTCTTTTTCTTCTGCTCAGGGCTTAAACCCTCAACAGATCCACCCTGAGTACGACCAGCCATCTTTTGATTAAGCCGTTCCAAAGGATCTACAGTCAAATCAGCGCGGCGCTTAGCTGGTTGAGAAGAGCGTGCGCCCATCTCACCAGCAATGTTTTTACGCATCATCACTTAATTAAACCACCCATCAGTGAACGCCTGCGGCGCGTAGCAGGCTCAGAAGTCAACAAGCCTTGAGGCGTTGTGGCAATCGTAGAGCGCCGCCCCTTCTTGGCAGTCTCCGCAACCTTTTCCTCCGCTGGGCCTTCTGCCTGCGCCTTGATAATAGCAGCCTCCTCAACACCCGCCTTTGCAGTCGTTGTACCAGCACCAGTGTCAGGTTTTTTAGGCGCACCCCTGCCCTCAGTCGGACTAGGCTTCGCAGCGGGCTTTGGCTTAGGCTTTGGCTTAGGCTTTGGCTTAGGCGCTGGGGGCTTAGGTGGTTTAGGCGGCTTAGGTGGCTTAGGAGCCGGGGCGGGCGCAGGCGCAGGCGCAGGCTCAGGTGTGCTACTACCACCACCACCTAATAAATCAATGTCTAGCGCCTTACCAGCCGCCACTGTAGCTAATACTGCCGTTACTGGATCACCCATATCTCACCTCATGCTGCAAAAGGGTTATAGTCCATGACAGCCTGCATCTGTGGTGGCCGCATATTACCGCGACTTTCACGTAAACCAACTGCCAAATATCTAAACGCATCAGCCGCATGACTAGACCAGTCATGCACCGGGTTCGCCCGGAAACTGCGCGTCCTCTCATTGTACGCCCGGTGATACTGCCGCAACGCTTCCAATCCATCTTTACACGCATCACGATCAAACCACAGACGCGGTATCAACATCTGCGCAGCGTGTATGCCATCCTCAACAGGCAATTTAGGAACAACTCTAAAATTCAAACCCAAATCCCAAGCAACCTCTCTACGGCTCTTACCAGAACCTAACTCCCTTACCTCTATATCATGCGGAGCATTATGATCGCCATATAAATATTTTTTTGCTGAGAGAATTTGGCAATAGTGTGGCAACCCCTCATTCCTATTCTCATAGTAATCAATAACGTGAACGGCGCGGCCAACAGTCTGCGTAAACCATATCGCTGTACTATCGCCAACACCAAGATCCCACCAAGTCTCCACACGAACAGACGGATCATACGGTACACTGCAAACCCGACCAGACGCCGTAATCTCTTCAAGCTCCTTGCCATAAATAGCACCGGGAACATTCGCATTCCAACTACACTCAAACTCCTGAGCATACTGGTCTACACTCATCATAACCTTGGCAGCTTCCAATTCCTCATCGTCCAATATACCAGTCTCAGACGCACGGTATATCGCAGCCAACCAATCATCATTCCCAACAGCCTCCTCATACTTCTCATAGAAAGCATTGTGACCTTTAGGCGTGCCAACAAATACACACCAACCCTTCCGATCAGACAAAGCTGGCCGCAATACCTCTGGAAATACATTCTCAGGCATGTCAGCGACCTCATCCATCACGCAGCCGTCAAGGTAGATGCCTCTTAAACTATCGGGATTTTCCGCACCGAGAAGGCTAATCCTAGCACCAGTAGGCAAATCACACCGCAATTCAGTCTCATGGAACTTCACGCCCGGTATCTTGCCAGCAAACTGCTTTATATAATCCCACGCCACATTCTTAGCCTGACGATAAGTCGGAGCCATATACGCATAACGAGGCGATTCCTTCTCACTCATCAACGCATCACGCAATATATGATTAACAGCCCAAACCGTCTTGCCAAACCTACGATGACAAACAACAACACCCCAACGCTTAGACTGCATCTCATCATGCAATGATCGCTGCAACGTGCGCGGCTCATACGGTATCTCAATATGCATCAGTGCTTCGTCTTTCCGCGGAATGTCAGCAAACCAGCACGCGCTAACACCTGCTCATACAAGTCAATCAACAACACAGCAGCCTCATGCCGCTCAGAGGCGCTAGGAGCGTCCACAGTAAGCCTACGCAACTCTTTGATGTGTGACAGCATAGATGTGCTTTCGGCGTTCATACAGGCTCCGTGTGTGGGTGTACTGTGTTGGGGTGTATTATGTAGTAAGCGCGGGCGGGCGGTTGCGCGGGGGGTGGGGGGTCGGCATTCTGTAAAAACTTTACATAATACGTATTATGCGACTAAGAATGCGTGTAATTACAATGACTTAGCAAGGTGGCTGCGATTGCGAAGGCTTGTACTCGCTTTATGGTTGTGCCTCGCCTGCCTCACGCGCGTAGATCGGACGCACAGAGCCTTTACTATTGCGGTCTTTCAGTGCCTCACTTCCTCATCATGTTCGACCACATCCACTGCATTGACCGCCACATCT